TTGCCATATATACCCTATAACATCATCAAAATTAATTCTTCATCATCAATATCATCAGAATAGCGTTGCATTGCTTTACTCATGATATTATATAATACTACGTTTGTTCTTTCTATCTGCGACTGTAATTGCGGAATAATGTTTACAGGTGCTGATATAATTCTAATCTTAGGCAACTTAACTGGTTGCGCTTTAACTTTCTTAGCTTTCTTCTTGCTTACTTTCTTAGGTTCGTCTTTAACTTCTTGCTTCATTGACGCTAAGAATGATTCTAGTTCATCAGCAAATATTCTGTACTCTTTACCATCTATCTCAACTACAATGAGTTGTCGTCTAAATCTGCCACCACCTGTTGGTGCAGTAGAGGCATTTGATACATAAGTTAATACTACATTGTCTTGAAAGTAACCACTGTCAACATATCCGCTATTTACATAAGCATTATCATAAATATAACTACCACTAGCGCAAGATAAAACATAAGCAATCGGACTAGCGCCTGGAACATAAGTTAATGTTGCTACTTGTCCTGTATAAGCGTAACTACCAACATTACAGGCCAAACTATATGCTGTTGCCCCTGCCGTGTAAGTAAGTGTTGCCGCTTTACCTACATAACTATAACTGCCAGCATTACACGTTAAACTGTGTACTACCTTAAGACTTGCCGCTACACCTGTGTAAGTATAAGCCCCTACTGCACAAGTTAATCTATGCGCTACCTTTAATGATGCTGCTATGCCTGTGTAAGTGTAAGCCCCCACGTTACAGGTAAGTCTATGAGCAACTTTAAGTGTTGCTGCTACACCCGTATAGCTATAACTACCATTAGCACAAGTTAATGTGTAATTGATAGTAGTAGCACCAGGCGTATAGGTTAAAGTTGCAACCTGCCCTGTATAAGTGTAAGCCCCTGCGTTACACGTAAGTGTGTAGTTGACTTGCCCACTACCAACAACAGGTAAACTACTTAAAGGGGTGCTGGATAATGGACTAAAGCCTAACATTTATTATCCTCTACCAAGCCGTTATAATTACAAGCCCTGCTCCGCCAAATCCACCTACACCTGCTGTCTGTCCTGTGACTGCACCACCGCCACCACCGCCACCACAACCATATCCACCTCTACCACCATTACCACCTGCGGAAGCTGTAGCCGTAGGGAAGCCTGTTCCGCCACCACCACCACCTGATAATACCCAGCCACCATTAGCATCTGCTAATATCTGTGCGCCATGATTACCACGACCACCTGCTACACCTGATGTACCTGCTGTTCCGCCTACACCATGCCCTACAAATCCAGTAGGTAGAGCAGTTGTAAACGCAGCACCCCCAGCAAAAGCCGCAGCAGCACTCATACCTGCACCACCACCACCAGCGCTTACCATTAATCCAGTTGTATTAGCAGCCACAGCAGCACCTACCGCACCAGTAGCAGCACCAGCAGCACCGCCAGCGATACCAGCCAAGAAAGTAGCAATCCCTTTACCTGATAGGATAGCAGTAGCAGCAGTACCAACCGCTCCAGCCGTTACAGCGTTACCAATCGCACCACCTGCAATAAGAAAAGTATCTTGAGCTAGTGGAATAGAGTTATAGGTTGCACCAAAAGGTCTAGCAGCAACAATAGATGCCACAGCCGTACCAGCACCACCAGCACCAGCACTAATATATAAAATGTCTGGTAACATACGAGCAGGAATTAATAGCGTAGATTGTGCGCCACTACCACCACCTGCGCCACCTGCTGAAGTTGCACCTGCCGTAGCATTAGCACCATTACCACCTTGCCCTAAACAAAGAATATGAACCATAGAGATGCCTCTAGGTTTTACCCATTGTTGTGTACCGCCTGTTACCGTACGTTGATTGCCTATAAAAGTTTGTACGTCAGCATTGCCTCTTGTTGGAACATGACTAAAGTCTAACATTTAAGCCCACTCTGGCACAGCGCATTCTGTGTCCGTAGTTGTATATTCAAATTCACCTGTCATTAGATTACCTTCAATGTCTTTAACAATAGCATTACTCAAGTCGTCATCCATTATCTGATAACCAAGTGAGCCGTCTTTAAATGTCACTTGCCAGTAAATCATTTAGTAGTTACCACCAATACCAACAATAGCCCAGCCAGTCGTGCTTGCACCAGTTGATGTACCAAATGTAACAGCAATTCTGTGACTAGGCGGTAAAGCAAGGTTTAACGCATATTCTAAATGAGGTGCAGCAGCAGTTTGAGATACTGTTACTTGAGGTAATGCAATCTCACCAATTAAGTGTGTATTAAGTGAAGTATTAGACACTAATGCACCACTAGTTACAGTTGGCACTTCATCAACGTGAAATATACGGCAAACAGTAGCAGCCACCGTAGTAATAGATTGAAAGGTTAATTTTTGAATAAAGCTACCATTAGTAGCATCTGCTGTAAATATAGGGTAAATAGTACCTGTGCCATCTTGAGCAGTATTAGCTGTCGGGCCAAGTAGTGTCGCTGCCGCCAATGTTGATGAATCAATTACGCCTATTTTACTATAAATTGGGTCATTATTTGCTGCCATGTATTACTCCTTTAAGGGATTGCCCAGCCACGAATTTGCGCTGATTGCAAACCTATATTTGCGTTATCTAATAATTCTGCTGATGCAGTTACATAAACTGATTTAGTTCCTGCACTAAAATTTACTAAAGCATTACTATTGCTTGATGACCTAACTGTATCTCTAGTCAAACCAGTAGTTCCATTAAATACACCTTTACCTACTTCCCACTCTGAAGTGCCTTCAATAACATAACCCACAGTTAAGCTAGATGAACCAAAAGCGGTAGCAAATGATTGATAGCCAGTTGGGGCTGTTCCTGATAACGTAATAGCAGTTGTACCAGTGCTAGTCGTTGTATCTTTTACTCTGTCGGCTAAATATGGCATATTAGTTAAATGGTGGAACTCTTAAAGGGGTTGATAGGGTGTTGCACTCATAGTGAATATCTACTGTTAGTAAATGAATAGGGTCAGGGTATGTGTCGTTAGCATGAGTAGCATCTCTAAACACACGGCAAATAATAAGTGCATCTTCTTGTAAGTCTGTGCCAGCAATTCCTAGACCATCTGCTGATTCATTTACATGATGTTGATAAACTTCACCTAATGTAACATTATGTTCAATATACAATGTAGAGGGTGACGCAAATGTCACTACACCTGTGCTATCGTTACGTCTAGCTAGTGTATATTCAAAGCCCCATCTAACTACACCTGCTGCATCTGTGTTATGCGACCAATGGACATGAGGATAAACCATAGTGCCAGCAATATAATCATGCCTCATGTGAAAGTTTACAAAGCATTCATTCATTGTCGTAGGTGAGAACTCATACGCACTAATCCCACCAATAAAGATAGTAGGACTAGGTGCATTAGAGCCTGTGCGAACAGTAACATCTTGTACTAAGTCATTCCAACCTTGACCAGTACGAACTTCAATCTCGTCAATGTTAGCATCAAACTCGGTATAAGTCAGCGCTGAACCTTTTGCTGCTCTAGTTAATAAAGCTGTCATTTAAGCTGTCCTGGTTTATAGCCTAAGTGGCCAGTTTCACATGGCAATGTATAGTCAACATTAAGCAACTGTAAACACTCCGTTGACAGCGTCTAATGTAGGTGTGAATGTGTCAGCATTAGTGCCATTCATTACTACAGCAGAACCATAATCCCAATAACCGATAACTTGAGTTTGTGTCAAGTTATATAAAATGACATAACGGAATGTAAAGCCACCACCTGATGCTGTCCATGTAGGACTTGCTGGTGCTGCTAGTACAAGTTTATATGTGCCTGACGTTGACGCTGCTGATGTAATCGTACAGTTCACACCGCCTGCCGTATAGCCACCTGATGTACCTAGTTCAGTAGCACTTGCAGCAGTTGTGTTAGTTGCTACGTTTGGTGCTGTGTTTGATAGGATTAATTGCCAAGTGTCAGAGCCAGCGTTACCGCCTTCCATCATCTTTTCAATACCTAATTCATACTTTACATACGTTGCCATAATTTATCCTTAATTTACACCAATAGCACGACCATTTTGGTCACGGACTATGGTTTTTGGTTTGGTTAATGTTCTTACAAGTTCATCATTCGCTTGCTTTTGTTGTTCAAGTAGCACAGATAATGTTTCCATCACAGCAGAGTTATCAGGTGTTGTTACATTAATTGGCATGGGTTTTGCTTGCGTATATTCCATCTCTTTAATCTGACGTTGAGCTTCAACACGCATTTGCTCTTTCTGTAAATCTACTTGTGCTTGCAATTCAGCCTTCCATCTTTCTAGTTCCATTTGTGCGGCAATCTTAGATTGTTCAATCTGCACGTCATTGGTTGACCTTGCTTGCTCTTGTTGTAGTTGTTGCTGTGCTTTCTCACGTTCTAGTGCTGTTTCAGCTTGGAACTTCTGTGCGCCAGCTTGTAACTTCATCGCTTCAATCTCTTTCTGGCCTTCTATCGCAATCTCAGTATCAGTCTTAGCAGGTGGTGCTGGTTGATTTTCACTAGGATTAGTCCAGAATTCCTCTGGGTTCTTAAAGCCAGCGTTCTGTGTAAGTTTAGCCAATGCGTTGTAAATCTTCTCAGGTGATGTGATACCTGCCGCTAGTGCTTCTTTCTGCATCTGTAAGATAGTAGTCAAGTGCATAAGTTGTTGGTCTTTATTACCTGCACCTAAGCCTACTGAGATAGTTAAGTCGCTACGGTTCTTCCACTCCCTAGGGTCAACATCAATCCATTTGTTGCGTAATCGCACCACATCAGGTTTAGTGTATGAAGTCCTAACCAACCTATGAACTAACTTAAATAAGTCTTTTACGCCTGTTTCTGCAAATGTACGAGCTACTAACTCAATACGTTGTTGTGCAGCAGACATCACTTGAGCGATACCACTAGCAGTTTTGTTTAAGCTATTAGCATCTAAGCCTTGATTGTAAGCAGTAACACCTGTGCGCTTTTCTTTCATGCTGTCCATGTACTCTACTAAAGCAAAGCTAGACGCAGGTAAAGGTGGATGGCTTAATGGCATAATAGCTGACATTGGCTCACCCTCAACACGTACAATGCCACCAGGTCTTGAGGTCAACATATCATCTAGGTTTACTCTGTCGCTAATAGCATAACGCCCATTGTTGGCTAGATACATATTATCAAGCTGACCACGTAATAGTGTTGACTTGATTAGCTGAATATCCATCGTTAAGTCTGAGTAGCTACGACCTATGTGACGATGTGGCATGAGCATTGGTGTAATGCAAGCAAATGGCACTACTTCTGCCTTTTCTTTAAATACTATTCTGTTACCAATAACTACACAGCGAGTAAGCTCGTCATCTAAGCGGATATAAGTATCACGTACTAATACCATGCCCATATCTGATACACGGTCATATTCTTCATTGTAAATATCACGAGCGTTTGATTCTTGCTCTAGGTTATCGGATGATTCTGCATATATTTCATCCATCTTTGTTTTGCTAATCTTAAAGGCTTCTGACGCTTCACCACGACTCATAACCTCACGATGTTGCACGAACCTTGCTTTCTGTAATGATGGGCTTGCTGTATCTACTGACACCATGATATTTTCAGGTGCTACGTTCTTAATACAAATCTTACCTTTAGTTTCTGTCACGCTAATCTTAACGTCATGTAAGAATGGTGGTTGCATACCGTATGGGTCTTGTCCATTGGCAACTGCTTGTTGCATCATGACTTCCATATCTACGGATGGGTCAGCATAAGCTGTGTGTTCTAATACCTCTACGTTGGTATCTTGCACTAGCATTGATAGCTGTGCGTCTGTTAAACCCTCGTAGCTTTCTTCCTCAACTTCTGATTCTTCTTCGTAGTACGCCTTAACGTAACCGTTCTTAGAAAGTAGAGCATCTTTAAACCAGACATAGAAAATTGTAAAGCCGTCATTCTTTTCCATGACAATGTGGTTAATGTAATCCGTTTCTTGTGCAGCACCGTCTACATCCTCTGCGTTCTTTGGGTCAAACGTTACTACTTGGTCGCCAGATACAAATACCTTAAGCAACTGTGGCAATGCTGATTCTATCGTGTCCTGCACGTCTGAGCTAACAACTTGACTACGACCTTCTACTTCATTACCAAATGGTTCGCCTAAGTAGTAATCAATAGCAGTAGCCCTATCGTTAGATAAGGCAGCGTCATTAATACCATAAGCAATCTGTTCTTCTTGTTCTATCCGATATAGTATTTCGCTGTCTTTCATAACTATCCTTTAGCCTTACGACCACGTTTAGGTTTAACTGGCTCTTGTACTACTGGCTCTTGTTTGCCACGTAATAGCTCTTTTAATCTTACGAGTTCTGCTCTTTCTTCTGGCGTCATACTATGCCCTTTGAATTATATTGTATCTTACCGCCACCCCATGACTCGTTCTTCATTTGGTCTATTGATGTGGCCATATATCTAAACGCATCTGCACCGTGACTATATTCATCATGCAATGGTGCGCCAGGCTCTTGCGTATTGTTATTAATGCTACGTCTGTAATGCTTTAAGCAATCTACTAATCGTATCGCTGACTTATCAAAGTATATCCGATGAAAGTTCATGCGAGCTGTTCTAATCCCTGATTCTATGTCTGCAATGGGAACTATTCTAACATCCCACCCTTGCTTACGCATTATATCCTCTGCGCTAGTGCCATACTTAAAGTCTTTAGTTCTGCCATCATGAGGTAAAAACATTTGCCCCCAGTTATAGTTCAATGCTTTAAGTTGTGCAGAGTAACTATCTAAAGTCCTATGGTCATCCTCTATATAACCTATTACTCTAATATCTGATACACCACGTTGGCATAAGATAATAGACATACTATCATTCCAGCCTAAGTCCATTACAGCGTGAACCTTAAGCATTGGGTCATAAGGCACAGTCGTTACTCTATTGCCTTCTTGCGCCTCTCTAATCTCATTAGAATAGATAGCACCATCAACTGCTGCCTTACAATCACCTTCCCATATATTCGCATAGTCAGGGTTGTGTTCTTTGCTATGTAATCGCTCTATCTCTAGTACACTAGGAAACCAAGCATTATCACTGTAATTTACTTTAACTACTTTAGCGTTATCAGGCGGATTGACTACAAAGCGTTGGTAAGTATCATCGGTATCAACGTCAGGATTAAAGCTAACCCATATCTCTGAACCTTCTGACCGTATCGTAGGGATTAATATATCCCATGAACGCTTAGATACTGTCTGCCCTTCCTCTACCCATACAATGTTACAGCCTTCAAATGACTTAATGGACTCAACCGTATTACTGGCTAGTCCTGCAAATGTAAATGAACTGCCATTGCGCCCTCTAATTTCTGACTCTAGCACCTCATAGAAAGCACCTAAGCCTAATGCTTGTATCTGGTCATTAAGCAATGTATGTACTGACTGCTTAATAGACTTCTGTATCTCACGAGTACATAGTATGCGTAAAGGCTTGTTAGCAGCTTGTATGAGCAATGCTCTAGCAAAGCCCCATGACTTACCGCTACCTCTACCGCCATAAGCTACCTTGTATCTATGTGGCTCAAATAAGAACTCTAGCTTACTCGGGAACTGTGCTACTGACAAACCTAATCCCTATGCTTAGTGGAATGTCTGAACCATCAACACCGCTAATCTCTGTCTTAGCTATTGCTTTGCCTTCCATACGGTCAAAGACTTCTTTAATAGCTGATACGTCACCATCCTCTGCTTTAGCTACTAATGCCTCAGCAATACTTCTAGCCTTTAAGCCATCATCCTGTACAAGGACTCTCCTAAGAGTATCATTTAATAACCTATTGTTTTTACTAGAATGAGAATTATTCTTATTTACTTCTGCTGCCTTCTCTCTTGCCTCTGCTAAATCTTTATTTGCCATGTTATCGTGACTCCTATTGGTTGGTCACCCTGTTGTTATTAAAGTAAACTCTCTTTGTCATTACCTGTTAATGGATAGATTAAACCACTGTAAACATCCCACCAGTCATCGCTGTAATCGCATTCTTGATAGTCACCAAAGCATGGCGTACCAAGTGTATAGTGGACTAGCTTTACGTCATGATTAAAGTCGTACTCAGTAGCAAGCCAGTTCCATTCTTTAGGTAGTTCACCAATGTCATCATCATTTAACCAGCTAAAGCGATGTAAGAAGCTACCTGTTGATGTCATTACCATGTCAGGTGTTAAGTCTTTATTCTTAGCACAGTTAAATATAATTACGCTAGACCAGTTCTTACGTGGATAGTTCTCATTCTTTGCGCCTAGATACTTGATGCTGGCTTTAGTCTTGTAATCGTGCTTAACAACTTGTACTGCCTTTTTGTCGTCATAGAGTGCTAATAGTTTTGCGATGTCGTCTTTAACAATCATATCCCCATCAAAGAACATAGCAACGCCTTCATACCCACATAGAGAAGGCACGAGAAAGCGTGAATAAATAAAAGCATTACTGCCATCAGTATGAGTTTCTTCATAGCCTTGTAAGTTGTTTAATGCTAGTGGTGTGAATGATACTGGTATGCTTGAGCGTTCAATAATTGATTGACAGAAAGCATGATAGGCCACTGGCTCTGCATTGTTATCAAATCCAACAAATATGCGTAGTGGTGTCATTACCAATGCCTTATAGCATTTAAGATAAGTGTAATGTTAGCCGTTACAGCTAGTAATATAATTGCCCAATGGTCATTCATTTTTTAGGCGGTTTCTTTGATTTACAAGCCATCATTCTTCCTCGTAATCTTTACGTTCCCATGCCTGACAAGTTCTAGGTGTATGGCAACCAAATTCTAATTTGTGACAATAGCCTCTTTGAGTGAAAGAGTTATATATATCAAATTCGTTGAGTGGGTATTTGTCTGTCATTGCTGATAAGACTTCTGGTGTGTTGTCGTAGTAAGCGCAATTACCGCATATCTGAGTGCGAGCTGTCTTTTCATCTACTGACCATATCTTAGCCATCTTGCGCCAGTAGTCATTGTTAGGTGCGTCTACGTCTTTTGCGCCCAAGTTCCAGTTAGCAATAGCGTTTTTGGTATTAGATATGTTCTCTTTAGCAGAAACTAAAACTGGTGCAGCTTCTAATATACCCATACATATCCTTAAAAAGTAGGAGGTTCTCGCAATTAGACTACCTCAGAGTCTACCCATCTTCGTCAAGGGGGCTAGGATTGCTTTCTAGCGATGTACTGTCGCTGGAATAAAAAAGTAAGCTGATTATGCTTTCAACTTACTATAAACCGTTGCTATAATATAACATGATGCAAGCGTTTAGTCAATCTTACCAGACTTTTTAAGAACTTTCCTTCGTGCTTTCCCATATAAGATATTGTTGATTATTAAATATGACTCTTTATGAGATGTTTTAAAATCGTCATAATAATATAAAAGGTGGACACCTTCTCCATACTCTAACCATAAATTGCAATCAATAATAGCTTGTTTTAATTGTTTTTTTGTTGGCTGATTATATTTTTTATCAAATAGAAAGTTTTTACTTTCTTTGAAAATTCTAAATTTATTCCATATTTCAGATGGTAATTCATTTAATTTTATCATTACCAATCACTCCCTGACATAGTTGCACCGCTTATATAGTTTTTAGGTGACTTCATGGCCAGCCTATCTAAATGTCGTTGCTCATTATACTTTTCTTGCAGGTGTAAGTTATCAAAGTTAATCACTCTAGCACCTTCAATAATATCTTTAGCTTTAATGCCCATTGTTGTTTCAAATCTTACTTTATTTATTTGCGACCTGCCCATAGGCTTTAGGTCTGTGTCTTTAAAGTCTTTGATGGTAACATATATGTACTTATCTTTAGCGTTAATCTTTGCGTTTTGTGTTTTCTTTTCAATGAAGCCTTCTTGCACCAAGTAGTCAGATACATGACGCACCGAACCAGTATTAGATTTAGGATAATTAGCAAACATTTCTGATATTGTTCTAGGCGTCTTACAGAACTCACAGTATGACTTGTATCTTGCTAATCTTACATAGTCATTAGCAGTTGGTTCACGTTTTAGGTTAAGCCTAAAGCTGGCATAAGCCATTGATGCTTGCTCTGGTGTTTCATACGTGCCTATATGATTTACTTTACCATCTGACCTGCATTGAGCAATCCATTTTTGTTTAGTCTTTGAAAAATAAATGCCGTTGACACTCATAGTAAACCTTTCATTTTTTCTAGTAACTCTAACTCTGTGCCAAAGTTGGCTTCAAACTCTAACCTACCTGCATGAATAGCAACACCATAACCACCATTTCTGTGATGCGTTGGACATAATGGGATAACCTCTTTGCTTTTCATGCCCATACCTGCGTCAGTTCTAAGGTGGTGTATCTCGGCTGGCATCTTACATACCATACAACCCAGTTCTGCTACCTTGTTAAAATATAATCGTTCAGCCTTTGACATCATAACGTGTCCTATAAGTACATATATCTCTTGCTGTTGATATGCCACAGTTAAAGCGTTTAGCTAGTGTTTCATAGCCGACTACATAGGCTAGATGCTGTTTACGCATAGCTTTAACCTGGTCGTTGGTTAGTTTAGCTCTATGATGCATCATTAAACGCAAACCCTATACTACCAGCCCATAACTCAATCTTGCTTTGGTAGTCAGACATCTCAGCAGTTGTTAGCTTAGTTGTGCTTTTTATTACCTCAATAGTTTCGCCATTGACTACACTTTGGCTACGCAAAAATTTCCATCCCATAAGCACATGAATGCCATCGGGCGACTCACCAATGTAGTCACCAAGTGCGCTGTATAGTTTCCATAGTCTAGAGTTTTGGTCTGTACTTCTACCATGCGATTTAATCGTTACATTGCATACATAACCTAGCGATAAGTCTAGTGCCTTAATCTTTTCAAATAAGTAAGGCAAGTTACTTGTGCTAATGTTAAAATTCTTAACTTCCATGAAACATATCCTTAATTTTGCGCCTTGACTCGTCTGAAGTTGTAATTTTTACCGTATCAACTTTTTCTGCTTTAATCTCGCCAGTTATAACTTGCTTACCATCTGTTGCACGAAACTTGCCAGTAAAGCCTGCCGCTTTCATTTTTTGGATAAATTCATTACAGGTCATCTCAGTCATTAAAAGTAGCCTTTAGCAATACATCCATATAAGCTGGGATATTAAACTTACCTGACTCATACTTAGCAATGCTATCTCTAGTCTTAAATAATCGTTTAGCAAACTCGGTCTGCGTTAAGCCTGTTTTACTTCGTACCTCTTTAAATTCTGTGTGTGTCATATAATCTCCCAGTTAGTAAGAATAATTATATATTAGATTGTATAAATAATGCAACAACTATTTTGCATTAGCTTTTGCTTCATCCAAACTATCAAAGTAACCAATGTGTTTATTGCCATTGCTTAGACCATATTTAACCTTTTCGCCATTAAGATACACACCAATTATCCAGTTGCCTGAGCTGTGGTGGTACTTATCGTGTTCAATCCATTTCATGTGTATTTGCCTTTAAGTTTAAGTACAGCGTCATGTAATGTAACTTCATGTTTAGGTGTGTGCCATTGTTTCTCCCATCTGTATTTAGTAACAGTTGATTTGCCTAAGTCAATTTCGTCATTGTCTTTATGTGATGTAACAAATACAAATGATTGTTTGCCTGAGTCATAGCACATATCGCATAGTCGTTCTAAAGCTAATTCTTGACCAAACGGCATTTTTGCGTCAAGGTATTTTGTTTCAATAAAAATATATAGCTTATTGTTAAACTCCATAAAAGCGTCTAAATCCATTGGTGATATTTTACCAAATGTCATGTTGTCAAAATTAACAATGCTTCTCATGTGTTCACGATTGCGTATCATAGTTTTCACCTAATACCTTTCGTGCAGCTTCTACTGATGTTTCTGGGAAGTTCTGCGGATTTTTTAATATACGTTTTGCCCAGGCATGGTAGTCCGTTTTAGGTTTTAAGCGTTCGTGAATAAATAGAGCAAGTTTATCAGCATGAGCTTTATTATCTTCATGGCTAACAGGTGGCGGTAGTGCCTGATAGATAGGTTCTTTAGGTCTGCATAGACCTAGTATGTCGTGTGGTGTAGGTGGCTTGCTTGAGTTATCTACCCATTGTCCAACTGACTTTTGCACAACTTCAAAATCATATTTAGATAATAAGTTCCACCAAGTTAATATGGCTTCTTTAGTCAATGGCGGTTTGTTAGTAAGTTCCATTGTCACGTTTAACATACCCCAAAACTGTTTTTTATGAGAGTCGTTCATTTGCAATCCTTTCTTGTATAGGTGCAGAGTCTAGCCAATCATTAAATTCTGCGTCAGATATAAAGCCATAGCCTTTCATTGGCTTTTTAACATTACTAATAACACGTTCTTTTCTCACCCAGTTGCGCCATGTAGCAAACCAATCTAACTTAGTTGCATCACTACCACTTTTACTAATCCAAAAGTCTTTAAAGTTATCAGCTACTAATTTAACATCTAAATCTGGGCGTTCTGTTTTACAGAATTCTATATATTCATCAGGGATTATCCAGTCTTGAGAAAGACGTGAGCCTTTAATGGTTTGTTTTTTGCTCTCTATAGGTAATAGGGAATCAGTAATAGGGATGAGGGAATCAGCACGATTAGTTCCGTCTTTGTCGTGATTTGTCACGATATTTTGTAACTCATTGATATTATTATTACTTTCGCTAATATCAGGGATTGTGCTACCTGCCTTCTTTTCGTTAGGATGTGGGTTCTGGTGCTTCTCAAAATTAAGCACTTTGATGTACTTCTGTCCATTGACATTATAAGTCGTGATAAATCGTGACTGCTCTAGATTTGTAACGATTAAATCAATATCGCAATTATCGTAAGGTAATAACTGTACTTTTAATCGCTTTGCACGATATTCAATACAACCACGATAATCAGCAATAGTCCACATTGCTATAAAAGCTAATCTGTCTATTGGTTTTAATTCTGCCAGGTCTTCATTCTGAAAAAAAGCTGGCTTAATGTTTCTAGCTCTAGCCATGATTATTCTCCTTAATCTTATTCCAACATATTCCGCAAAAGTATCTAAATTTATTATGTGTTGTATATGGGAATTTATTAAAAGATAACTCTGCTGCATCTTGAACTTCAAAAAATCCAATTTTTCCTATAAATTGTTCAATAGTTTTTAGTTCGTGAGAATTATATTCTTTAACATAATCTTTATTTTCTAATGAAGCTGCAATCCTCCATGTTTCACCATATATTCTGTCTTTCTTTTCTTGCATTACTTTTGCATATTCTTTAAGTTGCGACTCAGACTCTTTAATTATTGCCGCTTTATCTTTTAAAGATTGAGGTATATCGTTTAATGAGTTTGCTGATTTTCCTAAATTACAAGATGAGCATGAGGTTATTAAATTATCAATACTATTATCCCCATTACTCTTAACTGGAATGATGTGGTCAATATGCAAAATAACTGACGGTGGATGTGAACCACAGTATTGGCAAGTAAATTGGTCACGCTTAAAAATTTCAAATCTTAATTTTTTTGATATGCTTTTTCGCTTCATATTAATTCCTATTCAGTAGCGGGCTGGATGATAAGTCCAACAAGTAAAAACCACGCACGGAAGCCAACGAAGTAGTTACCGACTCCGCTATTGAATAAAAACTAATATAAATAAATTGCATTTGATACTCCGTTTGTAGTATTGGTTTATCAAGCCAATACCTATACATTATACTAACTTTTGCTTTCATGCAAGTAGTTTGTAATAGCATCTTTAGCATCTTCAAAAGAATAGCAGACCACAGCTTGGTAGCCCATAAGTGTAGCTGCGCCCATAAACTCTTTTTGGTTATCTGATAGATGACCAGTCTTACTTTTCATTTCAATAAACATACCGTGCCAGCCTGATTTAGGCACTATTAACATTAAATCGCTGACGCCTGGCAACAATCCTTCAGCCTTCATTGCATTCATTTTAATTGCTCGCAGTCTTGCATCACCAGCTAAGTGTGCGCCATTGGGAATAGCAAATAAATGATACTTGTATTGCTTGTATTGCAATCTAAACCATGTAACTAGTGCGACCTGTTCTTGATGTTCAGTAGTTTTCATATATCCTCAATTATTTTAAAATAAATGTATAAAAAAGCTTGCATTATGATTTTAGATATATTAATATTACACATCGGTTGAGAAAAAGCAACCGACTTAATAGAAACAGTGGAGATTAAAATGACATACGAAATTAAAGAAGTAAACGATAACAGATTTGAACTATTTAACAATGGCAAACTAATAGACGTTTATAGCAACTATCAAATGGCCGCAGTTGCCCTTTCACAACATCAGTATTATTCAAATTCACGCTTTGCAAATGCACGTGCTAAAAATTTAAACTTCATAAACAAATATGATGGGATTAATCATGCTTCCAGATAACTCACAATACTTACTTACAGACATTGGTCTAGTTAAAATTATTGAAGAACTACGAGCAATTCAAGATGACTTTGAAGAATTAGAATTATTACTAGCTAAACGTGAATTGGAGAATAAAAATGAAGCTACAAACTGAAATCAAATTAGAATGTACTCAACAACAATTAAATGATTTAGATTATGCGATTTATATTGTACGGATTAATCAGAATACGAATGGTGAACCTGAGTCAGATAAGCAATCAGTTAGAGCCTACAAACTACTCAAACAATTATTTACTGATTTGGGGATATAAAATGAAGGATTATAAAAATAGCAAAGTTAAAGATAACGTATATGAATGTATTGTTATCGGGTTCTGCTTTATAGCAGTTGTATTAATGTCAGCATTTATTTATTTATTGTTAGGAGTTTAAGATGGCCAACGATTATTACATACCTGATTATGGTGACGACAGAGAACTAATTGAAATGGCAGAATATGACCAATGGTTATATGAATGTGCAAGAAAACAGATTGACGAGTATTTAGATGAATTGGCTAAAGGTGAATAATATGATTATAAATAAAAAAATTGTATTTACAGTAAGTATAGCATTTAGAGATGTTCCATTGTTTACCAATATCTCTGAAGTTGAAGCTGGAATAAAAGAACAGTTTTGCTTACATTTACAACAATTATATCCAAATCAAATGATTGTTGATACTGATGCAATTATTAATATAATTTAAAGGTGAATAAGATGAGTGTATTTCAAACATTAAATGCAATAGACGTAAACAAGCACGTAGAAAAGAAAGGACAGTTTACTTATCTATCATGGGCATGGGCAGTTGCAGAGTTACGCAAAGCATCGCCAACAGCTACATGGGAAGTGATTAAGACTGATGGATTACCATTCTGCAAAACAGAGTGTGGTTACTTTGTTGAGGTAGCTGTTACGGTAGATGAAATTACATTAAGCCAAATTCACCCTGTATTGGATAATCAAAATAAAACGATACCTGCACCAAATGCTTTTCAGATTAATACATCAATTCAACGATGTCTGGTTAAAGCAATCGCATTACACGGGTTAGGTTTATATATCTATGCAGGTGAAGATTTGCCTACCACTGAACTTGAACCAGTTGACGTTTATATCGCTATGATACGAGGCGCTAAAACAATGGCAGAACTGCAAAGTATATTCATAGCTGTACGCAACCAGGTTAAATCAGATGCAAGCTACACCGCACCTATTACTAAGGCTAAAGATGAAATGAAAGCATTATTTGAAGGGATGCCAGCATGATTATTACCTCACTATATGGTTTAACACCACCAAGCGATAAACAACGCAAAGACCGTGATGCTAAGATAGCTAAGGCTATTAAAGCAATGGGTCACAAGTATTTACTGTCTAAACCTTTACCGAGAATTAAATGATGGACATTAAACACAAAGATACGGGCGAGGTATTACTCACAATAGACGAAGTGACTAATTCTCATTTACGTGGCGCTGATTTAAGTGGGGCTAATTTACGTTTTGCTGATTTAAGTTTTGCTAAATTAAATGGCGCTTACTTGGGTACTACTAATTTACATGGGGCTAATTTATATGGTGCTGAATTGAATGGTGAAATTCTTACAGAAACACCTATCTCAATACTTAATCTAACATGGCCTATTCTTATCACTTCTCAATACTTAACCATTGGTTGCCAACGCCATACCCATGAAGCATGGGAAAGGTTTACAGATGACGAGATAGCAAAAATGGAAAGCAGAGCGAGTGAATTTTGGAAAGTTAATAAAAGCTGGATATTAGGTGCGTGTAAAGCGCATAGGGAGTAAATGATGACTGATATTATTCAAGGAACAGATAGCTGGTTTGAAGCACGTTTAGGCAAAGTTACTGCAAGCCGTGTAGCAGACGTGTTAGCAACATTAAAGACAGGTGAAGCAGCTAGTCGCAGAAATTACCGCATGGAACTAGTTTGCCAGCGTTTAACAGGTCAACGTGAAGAAGGTTATACTAACTCACACATGGAACGAGGAATTGAGCTAGAGCCTATTGCACGTAGCTTGTATGAGTTTAAGCAAGGTGTTACGGTAACGGAGATAGGATTTGTTGACCATCCAAGTATTGAAATGGCTGGGGCTAGTCCTGATGGTATTGTAGGCGATGGGTTGATTGAGATTAAATGTCCAACACCTGGCAATCACGTAGAAGCATTGTTATCAGGCAAAGCACCTACAAAATATATCCCACAGATGCAATGGCAGATGGCTTGTACAGGCGCAAAATGGTGTGACTTTGTAAGCTATTGCCCATTAATAGGCGATAACCTAGCATTATTTGTAGTACGTGTTGAACGTGATGATATTTATATCGCTGAAACAGAAAATGTAGTAAAATTATTTTTAACAGAAGTAGCAGACTTAACTAAACAACTAAAGGAACTAAAATGAACTCTCTCAATGCCACAGGCCGTACTGGTCAAGATGCAAAATTAAGTTACACAGCAAACAAAGATGCAATCTTAAACTTTTCACTATCGCTTACATCTGGTTATGGAGAAAAGCAAACAACAACATGGTTAAACTGCAATCTTTGGGGAAAACGTGCAGAAATACTTGCACCAATGCTTTTAAAAGGCACACAAATAGGCATTACAGGCGAGATTAGCTTGCGCCCATATAAAGCTAAGGATGGCACAGAAAAAACAAGCCTAGAGTGTCGTGTAAGCGATGTTACGTTATTAGGCAGTAAAGATAAGTCGAGTCAAAAACTTGATGTGATTGATTCGTTTGATGATGATGCAGGTTCTATTCCGTTTTAGGAGTAATCCATGTCAAGCAATCCAATTACAGGCGATGCTTTAAGAACTAAACTAGGTGATAAACAGCAACAAGAAAAGTATGCTGAGAATTACGACAAGATATTTGGCAAGAAAAAGAAACCTGAGAAAGAAGAACCTTACTGGAAAAAACATTATAAGGAAGGTGAAGATGACTAACTTATTTGATATTTTTGTTTTAATCGTAGGCTTAATCATAGCCTATAAAGTCTTATTAAGTGTGTGGGAGTGATGTGATGACTAGCCCATACCTAATTACAGAACCAACCATTATCAGCTTTAGTGGTGGCAGAACATCAGGATATATGCTTTGGAAATGCTTAGAGGCGCATGGCGGTAAGTTGCCAGACGAGGCGGTAGTTTGCTTTGCCAATACAGGTAAGGAAGAAGAAGCCACACTAAAGTTTGTAAATGACTGCGCTGTGAATTGGAATGTGCCTATTGTTTGGCTAGAATTTAGAGATAACGAAAAAAAATTTGAAGTGGTTACTTATGAAACTGCTAGTCGTAATGGTGAACCTTTTGAACAATTAATAGATAAAAAACATTATCTACCAAACCAAGCGCAACGATTTTGCACACAAGAATTGAAAGTTAACACATTCACTAGATATTTTAAAAGTATTGGCATTATGGACATTGTTACCTTTGTTGGTATTAGAGCAGATGAACCAAGACGCATAGCTAAAATATCACAGCAAGAAGATAAGTTAATGCCTTTATCAAAAGATGGTGTAACTGAAAAGATGGTGTGGGATTTTTGGAATAATAATACATTTGATTTGGAATTACCTAAACAATCAGGCTCGTCTAATTGTGATTTATGTTTTTTAAAAGGTACTGCAATTTTAACTAGCCTAATTCAACAAAAACCAGAACGCACAATCTGGTGGCAAAAACAAGAAGCAAGCATTGGTGCAAGATTTTCTAAAGACAAGCCAACGTATTCTCAAATGGCTAAGTTTAATCGGGAGCAAACAGAATTGTTTGTGGATGCAACAATAGAATGTTTTTGTGGAGATTAATATGACTAACAAAGAACAGTTTGAAGAGTTTTGGCAATCTCATAGGCTATATCCTGATTGGGATAGAACTGTGTGGAAAGCATGGGAAGAACGGGGCAAGGTAGATGCCAAGCGTATTGCCGAGTTGGAAGCCAAACTCACCATAGCTATTGATGCACTTGATATGCTTTCTAAGCTAGGAAACGGTGACAGAGTTGGCAATAGTATTGGTAATGATATAGCTGTTGAAGCCTTGAACAAGATTAAAGGATATGAATGATGAATAAGAACATAGTCATCACCGTACTACTCATTCTCATTGCTATGTCGTGCTACAAGTTAGCCGTTCCGTCACATGGTACACCATGTGCAGTAGAAGTAAAATATGCTAACTCTAAGGCAACTTATGTGGGTTACAGTTTATGATTTCAGTCTTATTTGCTAGACCTGATAGCGCATACAAAGAATTAGAAGGCTTTGATGTTTATGACATGGAACGGGATGCTAGAACATTTTGCAGCAGAAAGCCTGTATTAGCGCATCCACCTTGCCGAGCATGGGGGCAATTAAGCCATATGGCTAATCCTAGAGAGGGTGAAAAGCAATTAGCTTATTTGGCACTAGCGCAGGTTAGGTTAAATGGTGGGGTACTAGAGCATCCAGCAAGCAGTAGGTTTTTTAAAGAAGCTAACTTGCCTACGGGTATGTTTGTTGACGAGTTTGGTGGATTTACGATTGAGATTGACCAGTTTGATTTTGGTCATGTAGCACACAAGGCAACAAAGTTATATATCTGCGGTATTGATATTAAAGACTTGCCTGAGCTACCCCCTAAAAATACATCAAGCACAGATAGGTCTATTTGTGGGAATGTAAGGGGTACTAAACGCTGCACACAGTATCAACGTGAATACACCCCCCCCCAGCTTATTTTATGGCTGAAAGAAATATGTTTAATGATTAAGAATACAGTTTGTAAGTCTGATTGACAATTTGGCGGATGTTTTGGCGGATGTTTCTATGATATTACACAGAATTAAAAGATTACATGGAAAGCTACTGTTGTCTGGAAGAACAACACTATGCAGAAGGTCTGACCATAACAAAAGACTGTATGACGAGATGCCTAGACGTAGAGGTAGATGGCGGATGTAAGTATATACTTTGTATATATCTTTTTTGTACTTAATTCGGTCTAATCAGGTCTGTATGAGGGTTTCAGAGGAAGTGATGCGTATTGTCTGTGTATGTTTACAGGATTAGTTTAATTTTGAACTAAAAGTGTTAGCGATAATTAACAAAAGCAGTAAAAAGTAAAGTTTGTTTAACATTTATTACCGATAGGGAGTATTAAAATGAAATTAATTACAGCATTACTATTATCAGTATCTTTAACAGCTCATGCAGAAACACCATGTGATGAATGGGCTAACTTCACTAAGATTATTACTTACCGCTTTAGAGATACAGGTAAAACTGAGAAAGAAGTTAAGAATGAGCTAATCCGCACTATGGGGGATAACGCAGAGATTGACCAAGCACTAGGCTGGGTAGGTTATGCTTATGCTAATCCTAAACTAAACGCTATACAGATTTGGGAAGGTGTTTATACAGCTTGTAATGGTAAGCCTACATTATGAATGTACTAATGTACTTTGTTATCTTTTGCTGTATGTGTAGTATTATCTATGGCATATATGGGTTATTTGTTGAATACTTTTCAATACTTTAAGGAATAAAATGATTAATACAAATATGAAGATATTAGTTTTATTTGACGTACAAGCAAAGCCTAATGTTGACTTTAGTTACTTGCGAGCAATAGGTAATTATATTCTTGCTAAAAAGCCTGACGTAATAGTGAACATTGGTGACTTTGCTGATATGGAGAGTTTAAGCTCGTATGACAGGGGATTGAAATCTTTTGAGGGTCGTAGCTATCAGAAAGATATTTGGTCAGCTAGAGAGGCTATGGATGCGTTGCTAA